CTTATCAACCTGCAATATCTATTACAGCATCAACTCCGTATGGAGCAAACAAATTTCAGGTTCAAGCTCGCACTCCGTTTGTAGCTAATAATTCATCCGGAACTGCTGCGGTAGTAGAATTTTTAGTTGAATGGATTGACGGGTATGTTGATCCAGGTAACTATTATCTTGATAATCCGAATACAACCGAACAAGTAAATGGAACTTTTTCATTAAACGTGTCTCATTTGTGGGCTGTATTTACTATGGATCCTGTAGGAACGCCTACCTACACAATTGAACAACCTACAATTTCAATAACTGCAATTACAGGTAGTTAAAATTTTCTCCTAAGGTTTACTGGTCGCTAAATAAAGTGCGCAGTAAACCAAGGAGAAAAACATGCAAGAGCAGCTTAAAAAAGCTCTAGAGTTTTCCAATTATAGGCAAACTTTTTCAATCCAAAGAAAAACCCTAAAAGAAAAAATTGAATCTAAATTAACTTTTGGATTTGGCGGGGGTATTTTTAAAATTAATCGAGAATTATTAACTTTTGTTCAGACCTTATGTAATGAAGGAAGAACAACAGGTGTTATTCTGTTGGATGTTAATGACAATCCGGTGTTGGTAGAAAATTTAGAAGATTTTAAAGATGAAATATTTGACCGATACTTTACCGCTACAAACGAATACTACGAGCATTATCAAAATTTAAAAAAGAGCAGAAGCGTTGAAAAACTATTAGAATCATGAAAAAAGGTATTGTAATTTACGCTCATAATAACCGAAAAGTAGATTATGCATTAATGGCTGTTATTGCTGGTGGCCTTGCTAAAAAACATCTACAGGTTCCGGTGTCTATAATTACTGATTACTCAACAGTTGAATGGATGAAGGAATCTAAAATTTATGATCAAGCAGACAAATTGTTTGACAAGATTATTTTAATTGATAGACCAATAACTGACAATCAAAGAAGATTGTACGATGGAGTATCGGAAGATGTTGTTCCTTTTATTAATTCTACAAGATCATCAATTTGGGATTTAACACCATATGATCGAACATTATTAATTGACAGCGATTACTTAATTTTTTCTAATAGTCTTAACGAATATTGGGACGTTGATCAAGACGTTATGATTGGCGAAGCAATAAACGACATTAATGAAAAGAATCGTATGGGCTATCACGATAGATATGTTTCAGATACTGGAATCAAATTATATTGGGCTACTACTGTAATGTTTACAAAAAACGAGCGTAGTAAATTTTTCTTTGATATGGTAACATACGTTAAAGAAAATTATAGCTTTTATGCTGACCTATATCGATTTGATGATAGACAATATAGAAATGATATTTCTTTTAGTGTAGCTAAACATATTATCGATGGGTTTGAAACAACTACTCAGCATATGTTACCACCTGTGTTGACCGCAATTGATAGAGACGTATTACACGAAGTAAATCAAACTGGGCTAACGTTTTTGATTAATTATGACCTTAGTTCAAATTTTTGTGCAGCAAGAGTAAAAAACACTGACGTGCATGTTATGAATAAACAAAGCATCTATAGAAATAAAGACCAATTATTGAGTTTAATATGACATTTGGATATCTATTAATAGTATCAACAGACAAAGAAGTTGATTATGCACGAATGGCATATGCATTAGCCTTGAGTATTAAAAATACACAAAAAGAAGGCTTTGATAAAGTAGCATTGATTATTGATGATAAAACACAACTAGACAGATTCAAAAGCAAGTGGGTTTTTGATTATGTGATTGAGTGGGATCAAGAAACGTTTTGGGATGGGCGAAGTTGGATGGATCAATTAAGTCCTTTTGATGCAACAGTTTGTCTTGATGTTGATATGTTGTTTACAAGAGATTATAGTCACTGGGCTGAATATTTTATTGAGAACTGTGATTTATATGTTCCAAATACTGCGTATACCTATAGAGGGGAAGTAGTAGTTGACGATTACTACAGAAAAACTTTTACAAAAAATAATTTACCAAATCTTTATTCTTTGTATACCTTCTTTAAAAAAGACAGTTCAGTATCAAAAGAGTTTTTTGAACTAGGCAGGCACATTATCAAAAACCCAGTTGAATTTAGCAATTTGTTTTTAACAGAACATAAACCAAAAGTACTCGGTACTGACGAAGCATTTGCGTTATCTGCAAAAATTTTAGACATTACAGATGATATATCTTATCCTTTAGATTTTCCAAAGTTTGTGCATATGAAACCAATGATTCAAAATTGGCCCTGGCCTGCAGATTGCTGGTCGGACCACGTTGGGTTTTATGTCAATAAAAAAGGCGAAATTAAAATAGGCAATTATCAACAAAATGGTATTGTTCATTATGTTGAAAAAGATAAAATTAATACTGAGGTAATCAGTATTTTGGAGGAAATAGCATGGAAAAACTAATGGATTTTGATGAATGGGCTAAAAATTATAAACCTCAGCAGCCCGAGTATGTTGCTGTGTTTGACCCGGAAACAGGTTTTGTAAGTTCAGTAGGACCAGCACACGCATTTGAAAGCGAACAATATAAATTACCTATTGACCAAGAAATAGCCGAGTCTATTATTGAAGGAAAAATTAAAATTAGTTCATGTGTAGTAGATCCGAGATCTAGTCAATTTGAAATTGTTGAAATGAAAAATATTTTTAAAATTGACGATGTATTACATAGAATTATTAGTAAAGAATGGTCGGACATTGAAAAACCGGATTTATACCTAACATACGATTCTGTAAGTCAAACGCTAACAATAGAGTTATCCGAAGAATTTGGTGGAAGCAAAAAACTTCCAGAAAAGTTTCAACCAGTTAAAGTTAGAAAAACAATTTGGGCCGGCGACACTGAGATGAATTTTTTGATTACCGATTACAATGATCCGAATTTGCTTTATGAGATGATTTCTGTTAAAATTAATGAGTTACTAGGAAATTCAAAAGTATTTGAAAATATCAAATATGAAAATTTCAGTGTATACACTAGGCGGTTATTTAAACATTGTGTAATTGAGTATAAATGAAAATAGTTGATTTTGATGTTGTCTTTTTGAGCTACGATGAGCCTAATGCAGATTTGCATTATGCAAATCTTTGTAACATTGCCCCATGGGCAAAAAGAGTGCATGGCGTAAAAGGAAGTGATGCTGCTCATAAGTGTGCAGCCGATTTAAGTGAAACTGAATGGGTAATTACGGTAGATGCTGACAACATTGTAAATCCTAAATTTTTTGATTTAGAACTAGACATGAGTGACCCAGCCATTCAAGTATATGGATGGTGTGCCAGGAATAAAATTAATGGATTAAGATATGGCAATGGCGGAATTAAAATCTGGAAAAAAGATTTTATTCTTAATATGAAAACACACGAAGCATCAACTAGTGACCGAGCTCAAGTAGACTTTTGTTGGGAAGACGGATATCGTAATTTTCCTTTGATATATAGCGACAGCATTATTAACGGAAGCCCGTTCCAAGCATGGCGTGCAGGATTCCGCGAAGGTGTTAAAATGACGTTGCTCGATGGAATTAAAGTTCCTCCAATGGAAATTAAAGAACGTATCTGGTGGCATAATATTCATCGTCTTCGCATGTGGTCTACAGTTGGTATGCATGAGGAAAATGGTAAGTATGCAATTCTCGGTGCCCGTATGGGAACGTGGATGACTAACTGCACAGATTGGAACTATGTTGATGTTAGAGATTTTGAAATGTTAAAACACATATACGAACATCACATTGATCACGAAACTGTAGAGGATGATATCAAGGAATTTGGTGAAAGAATTAATCTTAAACTAGGATTAGATTGGCCGTATTTTGATGCACAGCAAAGCAAGTATACTTTAGACTTGTATGACGAAACTATTAATTTGGGATTAACATACTACCGACAAAATGTATGACATTATCTTTATAAGTTATAATGAACCAAACGCAGACGAGAACTTTGCCAAGCTAAGATCTCGTTTTCCCTATGCACACCGTGTTCACGGAATTAAAGGTATACATCAAGCACACGTTGCTGCTGCAAAAAAAGCATTGACAAAAATGTTTTGGGTAGTCGACGGAGATGCTGAAATAGTTGATACATTTAATTTTGATTATGTTGTTAGCAAATACGACCTAGAATGTGTTCACGTCTGGCGAAGTCGCAACCCTGTTAATGGGTTAGAATACGGGTATGGCGGTGTAAAATTGTTGCCCAAAAAACTAACACAAAATATGGATCTTACTAAACCAGACATGACTACTAGTATTAGTTCTTTGTTCAAAGCCATACCAGAAGTTAGTAATGTTACAAGATTTAATACCGATCCTTTTAATAGTTGGAAGTCTGGATTTCGTGAATGCTGTAAATTGGCCAGTAAGATTATTGATAGGCAAGATGATACAGAGACTGCTGAACGTTTGCGTGTATGGTGTGAAGAAACAACAGATGCCTATGCACAAAATGGTGCGATCATGGGTCGTGATTACGGTTTAACAAATAAAGATAATCAAGAAGCATTAGCAAAAATTAATGACTTTGATTGGCTAGAGGAGCAATTTCGTGGAAGATAAGGAAAGAATTAAAAAATTTATTCCTATCATGAATGAAATATCGCCTACTTTTTGTATGGCAAAGTGGCACCATACTACTATCTATTTGCAAACAGGCGAAACACATAGTTGCTATCATCCTGCACCTCATAAGATTCCATTAAATGAAATTATTATTCATCCGAGTGCATTACATAATACTGAACAAAAAAAACATGAACGACTAGAAATGCTCAATGGTGGCAAACCTAGTGGGTGTAATTACTGTTGGAATATCGAATCATTAGGAGAAGAATATATTAGCGATCGAAAAGAACGCAACAGTACCATTTACACACCGGAAAGATATCAACAAATTAAAGACGGTGATTGGGATCAAAACATAAATCCTCAATATATCGAAATTAGTTTTGGTAATGAGTGTAATTTTAAATGCGGATATTGCCACCCAAAGCATAGTAGTGCTTATTATAAAGAAATTAAAGATCACGGTCCGTACACAATGGTCCAAAATCATAGAAATGATATTGATTGGTTTCAAGTTTACGAAGAAGAAACTAATCCATATGTAGAAGCATGGTGGCGCTGGTGGCCAGAAGTTCGTAAAACTTTAACCATTTTACGAATTACAGGTGGTGAACCATTATTGCAGCAAAGCACCTGGAAACTATTAGACGACCTAGAAATTAATCCGTTGCCTAATTTAGAGCTCAACATTAACAGCAATATGGGTGTTAAACCGGTTCTAATTCGTCGTTTAACGCAAAAAGTAAACAATCTGGTGGCACAGGGTAAGATCAAGGATTTTAAACTGTTTACAAGCATGGATACATGGGGTCCGCAGGCTGAATACATTAGAACAGGCTTAGATACCAAAATTTGGGAAGAAAACCTTAATACCTACCTAACAGAAACCAATTTACCCGTTACTTTTATGATAACATTTAGTGCGTTAACGGTGCCAAATTTTCAAAGTTTATTGGAAAAAATACTTGAATGGCGCACAAAATACAATGGTTTTAATCAAAATAAATGGCAACGGGTACGCTTTGATACACCGTTTTTAAAAGAACCATTGCAATACGATATGAATATACTTCCAAAAGATGAATTCATGCCCTATATGTATAACCATTTACAGTATATCAAGGATAACCAAGACGATCGTGATCGTACAAAGTTTAGTGAGTTAGAATACGAAAAGTTTTTGCGTGTTGTAAAAT